GTGTTATTAGCCATTTTGAGCCTCCTCTTTGGCAATTTGCTTAGCGTAAACATCTAAGGGAACTCCAAGGCGCTTTGCTAGCGCTACTTGGGTACTGGTCAGCACAACCTTCTTGGCCTTGGTAGACCGTGACGATGGCGCAACCACAGTTGCCGGCTTGCGAGTCTCTTTACGGCTTTCCCCGAAATAATCCGGGTACAACTCACGCATGCGAGCATCAATGCGCTCGAAATAAGCATCAGAGCGGGGGTCGACCCCGTTAGCGACCAATTTCTTATGCGCTGCAAGGGCGACGGCGGTCATTTCGTCATCTTCACCGAACCACTGATTCCTAGCCTGCCAACGGACAGTCTTATCATCGGGACGTGCAGATTCTTGCTGCGTAGGTTGAGTATATACCGGTTCTTCAGCGGCTTGTAAAGGGGTTGGCTTAAATTTTTTCGCTTCAGCCAAATTCCACTGCGCTTCGTTCAGCGCGGTCTGCGCTTCAACGATTTGATCCGGGTCATAGGATTCGACGGCTTCCTTGTAGGCGCGCTTGGCAGCGTCGACCTTAGCCTGTGCCGATTCCAGCAACGTACCAGCGTAAACCTGCTCACCATTACTGACGTACTCTTTGAGGCGCTTATTCTCCTCCAGAACACGCTGCGTATAGGCTTCCAGCTCACGGGCTTGGCGCTCTACCGCTTCTTTGGCGCGTCGCTCATCGTGGCGGGCATGGCTCAGCTCGCTGATCCGCTTTTTAACCTTGTCGCCGTAGTTTTCCAGCTCTTCGTCGGTAACTTCTTCAACGTCCTTTTCGAGCGGTTTACGGCCTTTGTCTTCTGGCGGGGTGTCGTCTACAACCTCGACATCCACCTCTCCCTCACCCTCGATCGAAAATTCGACCTTATCATCAGCCAGCTCTGCGCCAGACATGATGGGGGAGGTGTCTTCATCTGGAAACTTAAATGCGTCCATTCGACTTCTCCTTAAGCAGCGGCGCGGAGGATGCCACGCGGATCTTGGACAGTCGCTTCGACTTGGTCTTCATAGATCACGCGGAACTCACGGCCGTGAATTTTGAAACGCGTACCGGAATAGGTACGAACTAGGACGAAATCACCCTCTTTACACCACGGGCCAAGCGGATACTTGGTTTTGTCTTGGTAGCAATCGGGGCCGACTTTGACCACAAACAGCACGGTCGTAGCGATTTCTTCCTGCTTACGCATAGCATCCGACATCAGGATCGTCGATCCCTCAAACGTGTCCTCAGCCTGCGGTACTGCACAAAGAATCTTCCAGCCTACCGGATCCGGCAACTGTCGTGCCTTCTCGGTTGCGTCTTTCATCTCTGCCTCCAGCTCCGCCGCTACATCTGGCGGGAGTACCAACCCATCGTTACCTCCGGGCATGATGATTTCACTCATCGTCTTTCTCCAGTTTTTCAGCGAGATCAAGTAAATGGCGCTCCGCTGTGGCGAGGCCTCGTATCACGCCACAGAGTTCTTTATACGCACCAAAATCAGCGCAGGTGCCGGTTGCAACGTCATCTGCGTAGTTGTTCATATCCTCACGGATCTTTTCGCGTAGCACAGCTACGAAGTTGTTAATCACTCGGGTTTACCTCCCTTTGGTTTGTTTTGCTGCTTGGCGAGCTGCGCGCGGCGAATTGCCATCTCATCCTTACTCTTGGCAATGTCCACACCCAGTCGGGTACCGTCGATCTGCGCTTTCGTGCGCAGGCCTTCTTTCTTGGCGAGGGCGTCGATCTGATTCTTCATGGCCGCCAGCTTGGTCTCAGCGTCCAGCTTCTGCGCCTCCAGCTTGAGCTTCTCTTGCGCCAAGGCGAAGTCCATCTGGTCTTTCTGTGCCTTGCGTTGCAACTCCTGAGCCTTGATCTGCTGATCCATCAACTGCGCTTGCAGCACCGGATCCTGTGCGTTCTGCTGAGCTTGCTGCTGTGCAACAACCTTCTGAGACTCGGCCAACACCATCGGAGCCGCTTGAGCCATCATCTGCGACAGCTCGTACTCACGGTCTTCTGCCATACCATCTTCCGGCTTGTACTCTGGCAGCGGCATACCCAGCGCCTGTGCGATCTTGTGGCGGTAGGCGAAGCCGACGTGTTGAGCGATATGTGCAGTCATGGCCTGCTGGATCATGGCAGCCTGCGGATTCTGGCCGATTAGTTGCTGAACCAGTGGGTCGTTCATCGCCATCTGGTGCACCTTGATGTGCGCCTCGTGGTCTTGGTACGCAAACGCTTGCAGCGGCTTACCTTGCAGGGCGTTCTGATTCTCCGTCACCGGATCGACAGGCTTGTTGTCTTCTTCCAACGGCACCAGCTTGTCCGCATCCTTGATACCCATGACGTTGAGCATCTGGCGGTGCAGTTGTGGCAGGTTGTAGATTTGGGGTGCCTGCTGAGCCATCTGCATGACAGCTTGATACTGGACAACGCGCTGCGAGAGGGTGGCCGCGTTGGGGTCGCTTACCGGGATGATGTCGGTGTGGCGATAGTCCTCGAACTTGGCTCGGCGACCGTATTCCGACTTCACGTCGTAGTCATAGTCGTGCGGCGAGTTGTCACGTACCAGACCGGCAATCAAGCGGAACTCTTGCTTCAGGGCGTAGTGCACGCGAGCCTGAACAGCAGTCATCACCTTCAGTTGCCGCTCCAGCAGGGCGAGCGTGGTACCGACAGGCGCCTGAGCGCTCATGTCGGAAATCTTCATATCTGCCGTAGCCGCGAAGCGACGGCCTTCCTCAACTATGGTGTTGAGTAGGTTGTACAGCGTAGCTGATGGTTCTTTGTAGGGTAGCGGCAGGATATTGTCGCGGATAGATCCTGAGCCAACGTCCACGTCACGGAACTCGCCCGGAGCGATCGGGGTGTCGTCCCCTTTGATACGTAGACCACGGGACTTGAGACCCCCGGGCAGGTTTGACAACGTGCCAGCATCGACAAGCTGTCGCATGATGGAAGTAGCAGACTTAGCAAAGCCGCCAACCAAGTGGAATAGACCGAAACCATAGGCGCCATACCCCGGTACGTACTGGTAGTGCACAAAGTGCTGCCGCTTGAGCTTCAGCTTGTCATCCTCCCGCCAGTTGCGGTAGATACTGAGGATGTCACCAGTCGATTGATTGAGCGTGACCACATACGGCAGGGCGATGCCCGTCGGTTCGCCGTTCTTGTCCACGTCTTCAAAGCCGGGCAAGTCGAGGTTCACATGACACTCAAGGATAACATACCGGTCGTCGTTGTTCGCCGAGAACCCAGTCTCCTCGTCCTTGGCCTTCTGAATCTCGGTCACAGTCTTGGTCGGGTCGCCCAGCTCCACCTCGCGGTAGAACCCCTCGTACATCAGGCGCTTTAACTCATTCTCGGTCTTGCGCATGCGGTGCGTGATGCGCTCACAAGTGTTCATGTCCGAGCAGCCGTACGGCAGCAGGATGTCTTCAGCCGGCACAAACACCGAGGTCTGACGGCCTAGCGCCACGTCCTCGTACACCTTCTTGAACGCCGAACCGGTACCCGGCAGGTTCCACAGCATGCGCTCGTGTTCCGGGCGGTACTCCACCATGACCTCGGTCAACTGGTAGTTCATGTCCTCTTGGACACGCGCGGCAGCAGAAGTCTTCTCAGGCGTGATGTCGCCGAGAATTTTGGTCATCACCGGGCCTTTGGCCGGGAAAGTCTCCATGATCGTTTCAGATTGAAAACGCACAACGGCTTCGCCCAGCATTGGGTGAAACACGCCACAGGCGCCAGACCACGGTTCAGTGCGCTCCTCGTACTTCAGGCCGAGCAGTTTGATACCCTCTTTGTAGGCATCCTCCCAGTCCTTTCGGGAGTTCTCGTCGTTGGTGATGTCAGCCAGCAGATCCGGCCCGAGCTTCTCCAGCTCTTTGCTGTCCATCACTTCTGCTAGGTTCTCAGCGAAGCTACCCTCGCCATCCTCACCCGGCTCAATTTCAATCTCAACGCCGTCGACGCCGATCTTTACCGACTCAGGGTCAACAATCTCGATCTCTACGGGAGCTTCCGCTTCACCAAGAGTCTCTAAGCCCTGCGGGGCGGCATATAGACCTTTATCAACAGCCATGTTTCATCCT